CAGTTTCGTAATAAAGCTGCTTTGCCCATCTGGATACCTGTAAGCCACTTGCCCAGTTTGAATCAGCCATTATCTATACTCCTTTACTCACTGATTAAATCAACAATTCTGATCGCAACAGTAAATGCGCCAGCAGTTAAAGCTGCTGTGCCGACAGTCATATCAAACGTATCAGCGGATGTACTATATCCAACACCACTATCAGTGGCATCCTGATCATTGATCGACAACGCAAATATATCGCCGACAGCACAATTCGCTTTTGCAAGGGCGCCACAATAGTCAAGTGTAGCATTGCCGAACTTGATAGTGGCAGCGCCACCAGAAGTCACGGCAGTAGTAAAGACTACATAGCCTTCAGCAACAAACGAATTTGCTGGAATTGTGAAAATGTTGTGAGCAGCAACAGTAGTAACACCATCATCAACGGGCGTGACTTTTTTAGATACCCAATAGCCAAGACTCTCGCCGGAACGTCCGACAGGTTTCTCAGCTACTGTACTAGTAATATCAGCCATTGGTTTTCTACCTCTTGGTTAATCTGGAGATTAGCCCGAAGGCGTCTCTTGCAAATACTTCAAACGCAAATCATCTGATAGATTATTCCACTCTCGTTGCGCCATCCGGTCAATGTCTGGGGATGTCGCAGACGGGGAACCACTAACAGATGATAAAGTTTTCGGTACCTGCGTGGCATTCTGTAACTTTTCAGTCACTTCTTGAGCGCCTGCTTTCTTAGCCTGCGTGGCCACGTCTCCAGCTTGCATCACTTGATAAGCGTCTTCAAGAAACATAATACCACGCTTATCAGCAAACCTGGCGATTGCCAGTTTCTCGTCGTTTGACATCTCAGGATGATCTTTGTTAAACTTGGTAATCATATCACCATACGCCCGATCAATCTGTTTTTTAGTCTCCTTGGCCTGTTCCTGCTTCATACGGGAATCAACAACCTGGGAAACCTTGTGATTGAAATACGCATCATACGTATTGGGATCGTATGGGTCGATTTCAGGTGGTGCTTTCTGGGGCGCAGCCGTAACTCGCTTGTCCTCAACACCCTTCAACTCTCGACGCAAATCACCTACTTCATTTGTCTGTTTGCCATACAACGACTCAAGGTTTTGATATGCGTCCTTCAAGGACTCGACCCCGGCGAATTGTTTTTCGCCAACCTGAATGGACTCACTCTCTACCTCGTCGGCACCATCGCCTTCGCTCTCAGTTTCAACCCCGGGGGAACTTTCATCCGACACCACGACAGACTCTTCTGCTCCAGCCTCAGCCGTAACAGGTTCTATTCCAAGCGCATTGCGCTCAGAATCACTATACGTCTCACCGGACAGTTCCTTGTCCTCGTCAATAAACTGAAAACGACCTTTTGTTTCTTCCGCCATTTTACTATCTCCTTCCTTATCCTCCAGGGCTGGCGCTAATAAAAAAGCCGCAACATCACAAAACTGTGACACTACGGCTTCCGCTTAGTTCCCCTTCGGGGGGTTAAGTCAGAGTTGCCTGACCGATTTTATGCCGGTAGGGTCAGCCTTTCTTTCTTTTCCAGACTGGTTATCCCACCCTGACTGAAATTGATCGTCAAAGAACCAGTGAATCCTGTCTTCACAAGACTCCTGATCAATGCAAATAATTTTTCAATCAATAATCAAGAAGCAGAATAATCCATCCGCACCTTTTCAGATGCTGGATTACTAATGCTCTTCGCGCCGGCTGCCTTTGAATCTTTCTTTACCGGAGGGGCTGATTTCTCAACCTTCACCGGCAGATGCTGACCCTTGTGCCGCTTGTCGCTTTGATCTACGCTATAAGTTGCTGGCATTGCGTTTACTCCTTAACTGACGGTCGTGTGGTGTAGTCAATTCTCACACCATACATATCTGCATCACCAGACATATCATCCGCCGCTGCTACATCTCTCCTGACATTCAGAAATAATACATCTCCGTTTGCACAGGCAGACGCTGCTATGGAATAAGCACTGGATATTTCAAGAACATCCGCTGTGCCATCTGTAGTGGTTGCTGTACCCGCAACATTTGTAACTGTTGTGCCAACATCCTCACCAGACGCTTTTGATACATAGTCTATATCAAATGTCACATCACCTGATGTTGCTGCTGCCGAATAATAGATGTATGCAGACATTGCTACACTACAATCTACATCAGCAG